ACCACTTGAAAACAAATCAACCATAACTGCAAGATACATCGTTACTGAAGGATTTGATGGAAATGGTGCAACTAATTTTAGTTTCCAAGGAACATTTACAAAGAGTGATGGAAATATATTTACCCCTTCAGATAGTATCAACATAACCACTGTTACAAACGCTTCAAACGGTGCTGATGTTGAGGATGTGTCCTCTATTAAGTATTTTGCTCCAAGACTTTACTCAGCACAATACAGGGCAGTTACACCAAGAGATTATGAGGCAATAATTCAAGATATTTACCCAAAAACTGAGTCAGTTGCAGTGATCGGTGGAGAAGAATTAGACCCTCCAAAATTTGGTCAAGTTCAAATTAGTATTAAACCCAAAGGTGGTACTTATATATCAGATTTTGATAAAACACAGATTAAAAATAAACTAAAGAATTACGCTATTGCTGGTATTAATTCTGAAATAGTAGACTTGAAAATACTATATGTAGAAATAAACTCCACAATTTATTATAATACTTCACAGATATCTTCACCTAACAATTTAAGAACAGCAGTGGTGAATGGATTAAATGAATATGCTAATAATATTGAAATTAATAAATTTGGTGGAAGATTTAAATATAGTAAAATAAGCACTCTTATTGATCGTATTGATAATGGTATTACTTCAAATATAACAAAGGTTATCATCAGAAGAGATATGAAAGCATTATTAAATCAATTTGCACAATATGAATTGTGTTTTGGTAATCGTTTTTATATCAATCCTGCAGGTTATAATATTAAAAGCACTGGTTTTACAGTTTCTGGTTCAAATGAAACTGCATTTCTAACAGATGTTCCAAATAAAGATTCTGCGGGAAATCTTGATGGATCGATGAAAGGGACTTTAAGTGTAGTTTTTAAAAATCAAAGAGATAATCAACAAATATTAATAAAAGATGCAGGAATTGTTGATTATAAAAAAGGTGAAATTATCTTAAATACAATCAATATAACATCAACAGCAGCAGAGAATAATATTATTGAGGTACAAGCGTTCCCAGAATCAAATGATGTAGTTGGATTGAAAGATTTATATTTAAGTTTTGACGTTTCAAAAAGCACAATAAATACGTTTAAGGATGTAATCGCTTCGGGTGAAGATGTTTCAGGTGTTGTATTTACAAGAGATTATTATACCTCTAGTTACTCGAATGGAGATTTAGAGAGGAAATAATTTATGTCACAAATTGACAAAAGAATAAAAGTCAATACTATTATTGAGAATCAATTGCCAGAATTTTTGGTGACTGATTTTCCAAATGCCACTGAGTTTTTAAAGCAATATTATATTTCACAAGAATTTCAAGGTGGACCTAGTGATTTAATTACAAACTTCGATCAATATCTTAAGTCTGATAATTTGGTACCTGAAGTTGTTACTGGTACCACAAGTGCTTCATCAGATTTTTCAGCAACTGATACTACAATATCAGTTCCAAGTACAAAAGGATTTCCTTCAGAATATGGTCTTCTAAAGATAGATGATGAAATAATATCTTATACTGGTATCACATCAACATCATTCACAGGATGTATTCGTGGATTTAGTGGAATTACAGGTTACAATGTTGGTATATCTTCTTCATTACTTGAAATTAATAGAGAGAACTTAGTTTTTGAGAGCACATCTGCAGCATCTCATAGTTCTGGTAGTACAATTACCAATTTGTCAGTTTTATTTTTACAAGAATTTTATAAGAAACTTAAAAGAACATTTTTACCTGGTTTAGAAGATAATGATTTTGATACAAATTTAGATGTAGGTAACTTTGTAAAATTTGCTCGTTCTTTTTATCAATCAAAAGGTATAGAAGAATCTGTAAGAATTTTATTTAAAGTATTATATGGTGTTGAGACAACTATTCTTGACCTTGAGGGAAATTTAATAAAACCTTCTGGAGCAGAATTTATAAGAAGAGAAGTAATCGTAGCTGATTTAATTTCATCTACAAGAGACCCTCAAAACTTAGTTGGACAAACAATATTTAAATCAACAGATACCTCTACAAATGCATCTGTATCCGAAGTTGAAATTTTAAAAAGAGATCAAAAAACATATTATAAAATTTCTTTATTTGTTGGATTTAGTGATCGTGATTTAATTGAAGGTGTTTTTACTGTACCAGGCAAAACAAAAGCACTAACAGACGTTTCAGTTAATGGTGATGTCATATCAGTAGACTCCACAGTTGGGTTTGGTGTAACAGGAACTTTAATTAGTGGACAAAATAATATTGATTATACATCTAAAACAATTAATCAGTTCTTTGGATGTACAGGTGTTGGTGTGAAAATAAACACTGCTGATGATATTAGATCAAATGAAACTATTTTTGGATATGAAAATGGTGATTTATCAAAAAGAGTTGATCTTAGAATAACAGGAGTTCTTTCTGAATTAATTCCTATATCTGATATTAGTCTTGTTAATGAGGGAGAAAATATTTTTGTAAAAAATGTTGGTGAAAAAATTAAAAACGATAATTCAAATTATAAGGAAGTATTTGCTAATTCTTGGAAATATAATACATCATCAAGATTTCAAGTTGATATTGTCGGAACAACTTACACATTAAGAGCACCTATTGATAAATCTAATCTAAAAGTTGGAGATACTTTTCATATTCTCAAAAGAGAACAACAGGTAATTGAAGGAACAGGCACAGTTAGTTCTATAGATGCTAATTTAAATCAAATATCAGTAGATAATATAGTAGGATTTACAACTGTATCAAATCAATTATATGATATTAGAAGAGTAATAGAAACTGCAACAAGTAATGGTGTTGAGATAGAACAAGGAAATAATGTATTGATATCAGATGTATTAAATGTTTATAGTGATGGTGATAGTGATGGATATGTTGCGTCAAACTCTCTCCCTAATTATGATATTACAACTGACATAATAAAAGAAACAACTAGTGGTTTAAGTCTAGATGGAAAGGACTTTTTAACAGGAGAATATAGTTTCATACAATTTACACCACCCTCTAATCAAAATATTAAATTCATACAGGGCGATGCAGTTGTTTATAGTCCTCAAACAGAAGTTTTATCGGGTCTAGAATCTGGAAGAACTTATTATGTTGATCCTATTATTCCTCCTGTAGGAGCAAATATATCAAAAATAGCACTATACCAATCACGCAGTCAAATAGGAACAGCGAGCACTGTTCAGATAGGTATTGGAACTACTTCTACACAGGATCATTCTTTTATTTTTAAATCTCATGAGAATAGAAAGTTACAGTCAGATAAAATTTTAAGAAGAATACCATTATCACAAAATTTATCAATATCCTCTAAACATGAAGCACCTATTAATGATATAGGAATATTAATAGATGGTGTACAAATAAGATCTCCAATATCAGATGATGTAATATATTATGGAAATTTAGAATCTGTAGATGTTTTAAATGGAGGTAGAGATTATGATGTAGTAAATCCACCTTCAATAAGCGTAGAGGATTCTTCAGGAACAACTGCTCTAGTCCAACCAGTTATTAGAGGTAGTGTTGAAGAAATTATAGTCGATCCACAAAAATTTGATATTGAGTCTGTAAAAAGTATTTCCGTAACAGGAGGTAATGGATCTGGATGTATTTTACAACCTGTAGTTGGTATAAGAAATAGATTTATAGAATTTGATAGTAGAGACATATTTTTCAATGGTGGAATTGATATAAACGATGAGACAATTACTTTTAAAGATGAGCATAATTTAGAAAATGGACAATTAGTTTATTATGGAAGTAGTGGAAATCCACCCATAGGTATTGGTGCCCCATATGACACAAATAATATCATCACAGGAACTTTATCTGATGGTGATCCATACTATGTAAGAGTTGTAAATCCAAGCACAGTTAGAATATTCAATTCAAGAGAGGATGCCCTAGCAGGTATTGCTGGTATTAATACTGTTGGTTTATCCACGGATACAGGTGCGAGTGGAATTCATCGTTTTAGAACAGAAAATAGAACAACTCTTATTTCAGTCAAAGTTTTAGAGAAAGGTTCTGGATATACAAATCGTAAATTAAGAGTTAATCCAACAGGAATTTCAACATCTTACGATACAATTAATTTCACAAATCATGGTTTTGAAACCGAAGATATAGTTGAATATAACTTTGAGTCTGGTGGTTCAATAATATCTGGATTAAGCACATCTAATCAGTATTATGTTGTAAAGATTGATGATAATTCATTCAAACTTACATCAGGTTTAGTAAATTTTGATAAGAAAAAATACGTAAATCTTACATCTTCAGGAGTTGGTTTGCAGGAATTTTTCTATCCTGAAATTAAAGTAAATATTGAAGTATCATATGGATCAACAGTCACTGGATCATTTAATCTTACTCCTGTTGTAAAGGGTGAAATTATAGATGCGTATCTATACGATAAAGGATCAAATTATGGATCTGCAATTTTAAATCATGAAGTAAAACCTGATGTTAATATTTTGACTGGTAAAAACGCTGAAATCAAACCCATCATTGTAAATGGAAGAATCGATGATGTAGCAGTTGTAGGTAAAGGTGAAGGATATTTTTCTACCCCTGATTTAGAAATTAGAGACACTGGATCTGGATCGGGAGCAATCGTAAGACCGATAGTTGAAAATGGACAAATTATTAACGCTATTGTAATAAACTCTGGTTTAGGGTATAATGCATCAACTACAGAGATAACAGTAGTTCCTAGAGGATCAAACGGAGTTCTTGGAGCAGTAATTAGACCTCTTAAATTAAATAGGGCAGAAAGATTTGGTGATTTTAATCTTACATCTAGAAAAAATTCATTTGGATTTAGTGTTCTTGGTTATTCACAAGAAATAGCAGAAACTTTAGAAAATAGTTTTACAACTAAAAATAATGGTGATTTTAATGAAATAACTTCACATTCACCAATAATAGGTTGGGCATATGATGGAAATCCAATATATGGTCCATTCGGATATTCTGACCCAGATGATATAAATTCTGATTTAAAAATACTATCTTCTTCATATAAACTTGATATTTCAAAAGTTGAAAATAGACCAACTGGTTTTAAAGGTGGATTTTTTGTAAATGATTTTATATATGATGGATCTGGTGACTTAGATATACACAATGGTAGATTTTGTAAAACACCTGAGTTTCCAAATGGAATTTATGCATATTTTTCTTCTGTTGGAATATCATCAGCAACTGCAAAATTAGAGGGTAAATATCCATATTTTATAGGAAACACTTATAGATCTCCTTTGATAAATGATAATTCTATTTTAAATCATGATTTTGATTTTAATAATTCAAATTTACTAAGAAATACATTACCATATCTTGTTGACGAAGAGTTTGGTGATAATGATTTTATTATTGAATCAAATGAAACAATAAGACAAATTTCAAAAATTGAGTCGGTAACAAAGGGTGATATAAATGATATAACTGTCTTAGATGGTGGAGAAGGATATAAAGTTGGTGATCTTACTATTTTTGATAATACAGACACAAATGGATCTGGATTTAGTGCTAAAGTAGATGAAATAGTTGGTATTGGTGTTTCTAGAATAGATACAATTTTAGAAAAATTTGAAAATGCTGTATTTACTTGGAAAGATAATGACAATGTAATTGCAAATGTTTTACCTTTCTATGAGTTAAATGATCAAACTTCAATATCAGTATCTGGATTGAGTACAAGTATAGTTAATTTAACAGGGTCATTTAAAATTGGAGTTTCTACTGATACCATAGGTTTAGCAAAAACTATGGCAGTTGGAAACGCTAATGGTGTAATTGAGGATATTTACGTTACTGATATTCCTAATACAGTTTCAGTTGGTGGGTCATTAAGAGTCGGATCTGAAGTTGTAAGAGTATTAAATGTATATAACCAGCGAAAAGTAATAAGAATTCAGAGAAATGAAGGTGGAGGAATTGGTATTGCTCATACTTTAGGATCAAATATTGATGTATTAAACAATCAAATTAATATTCCAGTTAAAAGTAAGAAATTTGAATCTAAGACAAACGATATAGTATATTTTAATGGTCCTCAATCGGTAGGTGTTGGTACAACATCTGGTGGTGCAACTAGTGTAAAATATATTGTTGGTGAAGTTGTACAAGATTTATCAATACCCACTAGAACAATACACATACCAAACCATCCATTTAAAACTGGTCAAAAAGTTACTTTATTTAAAAATAATGGTGCTAATAGATTTGATGTTGGTAGGACACCAAACGTTGCAGAATTTAAAGTTCCTCACGTTGGACAAAATTCACTTGATGTTTATATCATAAACAAAGGTGAAGATTATGTTGGTATACTTACTACAAAAGTTGGAATTGGAAGTACAAGTGAGGGTCTATTCTTCTACTCAAAAGGTTCAACCTCTGGAATTGCATCTGGTTTGTATTATTTCTCATCTAATCACGAACAAGTAATAGGAGACATTGATAAAGTAACAACAACTGTTTTAACCAATGTATCTGCAGCAAATACAACCACTCATAATCTACAAGAGGGTGATGTAATTAAAATGAATGTTATCCCTAAATTATCTGTTGGTATCGGGACAACAACACCAATTTCTGTGAATTATAATTCTGAATATGAAAAATTATTAATAAATTCAATCACATTCTCAGCGTCAGATGTAGAAACAAATAGAATTGATATAAGTGATCATGGTTTTAACACAGGAGATAAAATATTTTATAGTGGAGGAGCAACTGGATTATCAACTGGTGACTACTATGTCAACAAAATCAGTGACAGATATTTTCAACTTGCAGAAACAAAAAATGATTTAAATGTAACTCCTGTAAATATTGTTTCTATTACAGCAAATACAGGTGGTGCGAATCAATCTATTTCTTTGATAAATCCTCGAATTGATGTTGTAAAAAATTCTAAATTAACTTTTGGATTATCAAGCACAACTTTATCTAATTTTGATTTTAAAGTATTTTATGATAAAGAATTAACAAATGAATTTTTAAGTTCACAAGATTCATCAATATTTAATGTAATCGGAGTTGGAACTATTGGTATAGGAACTAATAATACTGATCCTATTGGTGCTCAACTTTCTATTCAATATTCAAAAAATACTCCTGATAGATTATATTATGGTTTATCGAAGGGTGGATATATTAGTACATCTGATACTGAAGTTGAAAATTATGCAGAAATAAGATTTGTTGATAGTGTTTACAATGATGAGTATAAAATTTTTGATGTTACAAATGAAGCATTTAAAATATCACCTTTAGTTCCAGAACTTACAACATATTTGGACACTGATTGTGAAAAATTAGAATACACCACAAGATCAGAAAATGTGCAAGGTGCAATTAAAGATTTTAAAATAATTTCACCTGGTTTCAATTATAAAAAACTTCCTAAATTCAAATCAGTTACAAGTTCTAATGGTAAGAATGCTAACATAATTGCAGTTTCAAATTCAATTGGTAGAATAAATGATGTAAGAATTATCGATATTGGATATGAGTATTCTTCAGATAAAACTTTAAGTCCAGAAGCATTTATATCGCCTGTTGTAAATATTGATAATCTTGATGTTATTGAGGATGTTAATATTATAAGTGGTGGTTCTAATTACATAAACGCTCCTAATTTACTTGTTTTTAATCCTAGCAGAAATGTAGTTGTTGATAATTCTTCACTACAACCCATTGCACCTAATCAAACAATATCAGATGTAAAAGTTATTGCTCCTGTTACTGGATTAGACTCTTTAAATCATAAAATTGTTGCTATTAATAATTCTAATGGTATTGGTATAAATTCTGTACAAACAAGTTCCTCTGGACTAGTTACTTGTTTCTTAGAAACTCCTATGAATGGATTTGTTGATCCACAACCTTTTGCGATAGGAGATGAAATTTTTGTTGAAGGAATACAAAGAATAGGAGAAATTGGTGTTGGTGCAACTCAAGGTGGTATATCAACAAATACAACTGTGGAAGGCGATGGTTTTAATTCAGAAAATTATAATTATCAATTCTTTGAAATTACTGATTATATTGCAGGAACACAAGCAATAATTAAATTTAATTTAGCAGGTTTGACCACTAATCCTGGTATAGCAAAAACTTTCCAATCAGGATATGCATCAATTATTAACAAATTAAATTATCCAATTATTGAACCAATTCAAACTAGAGGTGAATTTGAGTTAAATGAAAGTTTAATTGTTAATTCAATAAAAACAGATTTGTTAGTTGTTGAAATTAGAGACGATTACATAAAAATAGATGGTAAATTTGATCTGAAAGTAGGTGATAGAATTTTAGGAAGATCAAGTAATGTTTCTGCTGAAATAACAAGTTTAGTTAAAAATAAAGCAAAATTCAAAACTGATTTTTCAAACAGACAAGAATATGGTTGGTTAGATGATATTGGTAAATTAAATGAGGACTATCAAGTAATTCCTGATAATGATTATTATCAAAATTTATCATATACCGTAAAAAGTACAGTCGAATGGGATAAATTTGTCAACCCTGTAAATCGTCTTGTACATCCCGCTGGATTGAAAAATTTTGCAGACACTTCGATTGAAAGTCAAGTTTCTGTCGGTATTGGAACAACTGCATTAACAAATGATTTAATAGTTCTTGATGTACTCAATGTTTTAGATTTAGAAGAGCAGCAAAGAGTTGACGCTATTAATAATTTTGATTTTGCTAGAGATTATGATACAAGAGCAAACAGTTCTAAATTTATTGAATTATCAACTAGAACATTAACAGATTTTACAAGATGTAAAACAAATAGAGTTTTAGTTCACGATGATATAAGTGACAAGTTTTCAAGCACAGGTTTCCAAGAAAATAACACAGTCATAGAGGAACTTACAGAGGATTTTGGAAATTATCTAATACAAATTGTTGATCCTGATACTTCCGATGTTCAATTCTCAGAACTTATAACATTAACCACAACTAATAATGCGTTTTTGCTTGAAAAAACAACTGATTTTACAACTTTAGAATTAGGAGAGTTTTCAACAGAAATTACCACAACTGGAGAAAAAAATCTTATATTTACACCAACTGAAAAATTTACTAAGGATCATAATATTAAAATTTTAAAAATAGATTTTAATTCAGATTTAACTGGTATTGGAACACAAGCGGTTGGACAAGTAGATTTAGTTGGATCAAATGTAGGAGTTGGTAGCACCACAATTGGAGTAACCACAACTACAATCGCTCAATTTCCTAATACTGATTTTAATGGTCTATATGCAAATATTTTTGTACAAGATAGTTTTACTAAAGAGATTAATTACAACGAAGTTATTGTAGATTTTGACGGAACAAAAACTACAACATCTCAAACATACATTGATACTTCGTTAGGTATCAGTAATTCATCTGTAGGTGTAATAACAGCTAGATTTGAAAATAATTTCATCAAACTACAATGTGAAAATGATAGAGTAAATCCACTTGAAATAAGAGCAAACATAGTTGGATTAGGAACTACTACCACTGGAATTGGAACACATAGATTTTTAACTATAGGTCAACCATCTGGTACAGAGAGAAGTGCTAGATTAGAGTCAAAATATGTAACTGGCACAGCAAGCACAATAACTTATAATACAATAAACAAAGATAATGATAGTTCTGTTAAATCGATTGTAAGAGTATCTTGTGGAGAAACATCTGCAATACACCAAATTATTTCTCTAAGAGATGATGATGACATCTTAACTGTTCAATATCCATTTGTTTCTGCTGGTTCTACTACTGGCATTGGTACTTTTGGTGGTGAAATATCTGGTAGTAATATTAATTTAAGATTTTATCCAGACGCTGAGTTTGATTCATTAATTGAAGTTCAATCTTATAATCAAATATTCTATACTGATAATGATTTTTCTAATGTACCTTTAGAATTGACTCACGGAAGAGTCACAGAAAAATTATTCCTTTCATCATACGATGGTTTGAGTGGTTTGAGAGCAAATAAAACAGCATTTGATTTAAAATATGAAGGAGTGCCGATTTATGCAAAAGAATTTAATCCTGTTGGAATAAATTCAGTTGCGGATGGTGTAGGATTAGTTAAGACTACAGGTTTATTCAATATCCCAAATCATTTCTTTAACACTAATGAAGAATTAACATATACACCTGGATCAACATTTATTGGTATAGCAGCTACTGCAGTTTCTATCGGTCAAACAACTAATACAGCAGGTATTGTGACAACCATATTACCAAGCACTGTATTTGCAAAAGTTATTGATGAAAATAAATTTGAACTGTATACAAGACCCGAATACGTTTCATCAGGTGCTGCAGTGACATTTACAGGCAGTGGTTCTGGTAATTCACACAAATTGTCAATGACAAAAC